ATCGTTGCTTCTTTTCACTACAGCCATACCTAGATCCACAATATCCTTGACAGACCTTCTGTAAATAGAGTCGTGGAAATCATTCCACTGCAGGGTCATGTTGGTTGCTATCTGTGCAGCGATCTCTGAGGAAGACTTGATATTGTTCCCCATAAAGATCTCAGCCTCCTCCAAAGTATCTGGAAGGGATTCGACCTCAGCGACATCCACTCCAGTTTTTTCTTTGATTTCAGAGAGCTGCTTTTTGGCCTTGATAAGGGCTTCCATCTTTTTGCGCTCTCTATCTTTCTCAGAGGAAGAGAGAGGGTCCACAGCCTCTAAGTTAGGGTATGGCTCTCGGGACAGAATCTTATTCACTACGATCCTAGCGAACTTAGGCAGTATGGGCACTGGAGTAAAGTCCAGATTCAAGAAGGTGCCGTCTCCGTTGTTCGGGTCCATACCCGTAAGAAGCTGACGGTAGATCGCAGTGTCTTGCGTTCCATTAGCGTAAGCTCGATTCTTAAGGAACGTATCCCGTCTTCGCCTCATAAGTGAGTTCTCTCTATCGAGAGTACCCCATTGGTTTTCAATAGCCTTAGCGTATTGTAGACCATAAGAGAGACTTTCTTTTACCTCTTTCTTTTCAAGAGGGCTGGGAAATCCTTTTTTGGTTGGTTTGTTGTCCCCGTACATTAGCGCAAATATACTAAAATTACGAGTGCCAGTGTTTTATCTTATGCTGCCTAAAGAATTTCTTCTCGTTGAAGTTAGACTTGGGTTTCTCGGCTTTAACTTTTTGTGACCCAAGAAGCGCCAGACCAGAGCTAATGGTCAAGTCAAACTTAGTTCTGTTTGAGATCTTGTAACCTATCCAATCCTCAAGAGTCCTGTTGAGATACATCTTACCCATCTCCCCTGTCTCTGAGTTCTCACCTACATGATCGTGAATGTAAGTCTCGATCGCTTGAGCGTGAGATTGTATAACGTCTTGGGAGTTCGATGGAATGCCTTTCGTCTTGACATTCACTTTAGAACTAGAAGAGGCTAGGTGGGCTGGCCTATCCATTAGGTAGCCATCGTAACCTCTTGATTCAAAGTATCTTACGATGCCGTACTTATTGTTTTCCACGAGGAGTGGATAACCATAGTAGAAGGCGCACATAAGAACGTCTTCGTAGAAAATGCTTGCGAGGTCAGGTCGGGAAGCATACTCAACAACGAACATGTTTGCGGGGGCGTGCATGTTGAACTTGTTGTACATGTGTAGAGCTCCTTTGGACCCCCTTCCGTCAACAGTTTGATCGAGGTCATAAGAGTCAACACCGCCACAACCAATGTGGCTATTCCCAGGTTTTTTCTTTCCGCGTTCATCTATGAATTTGTTTCTGTCTGTAGCAGCAGGCTGCCAAGCTACGTGGAACCTACCGTTAGGGTCTGGAGAGAATATAACTTCTTTGTCCTTCTCCTTCCAAATGAAATTACCCCTGACTACGGGGTTTGGATATAAGTCGTTGTTGTGGTCTATCTGCTGGTAGATCTTACCCACATTGAACAGACTTCCTTCGATACTATCTCTGAAAGCCTCTTCTTCTGTAAAAGGAAACTGCCTGACAACCTCGTTCAGTTCAGAAGCATCGTCCTTGAGGCTGTCTCTCTCGTTCTTCAGGTATGTTTTCGACCCCTGCTCAATAGCATCACCGTCAATACCGTCCACAGGGCTAGCAGGGTCATCAATGACTGGCTGTCCGTATTTGTCAAAAAATCCCTCAAGTGCTTCATAGGCGGGAACAAAGATACGGTAAAGTCCAGTCTTGGTTCTACCGTTTGCATTCCTTTCGTTCGGGTTACTGTCCTCCCACAAAGCCTTGTATTCACTGCCTCCTTTATCCATTGGATTTACAGTGCTGCCTACCAATGCTTTACCTACAATCTTCTTACCTACTATAAGGCAGGTTCTTTCAATACGCCATGCCTCTCGTATGTCAACAGGCTTCTCCCACTTTCCAGCTTCATCGAGATACAGTATGTGTAGCTTCTCTCCATCGTAAGCGTTGTTCGTCGTGTTCTTCCAGTTGATGATAGTATTCAGCGCGTCGCCCTTATATGACGTCTTGTTGTTCTTCGTGATTCGCTTGGATGGTTCTCGGAAAGCCAACTCCATGCGCGGGTTAGTTGTACCATCTTGGATAGGCTTGAAGAAGAAAGGATATGACTTGAAGATCGGAACGACCTTCTTCATGAAAATGTTTTCTTGAGAATCCTTACCAGTCTTCGACTGAATCCCAAGAAGCTTGTCTTTAACCTGCGTAGCTTCGTCAACAAGAACAGAGCTACAGATATTAGTATACCCAGAACGGCGACACTTAGTATAAAGCTGACCGACACAACGGGGATCAGCTTCGCACGCAGCCATGTGGAGAAAGATTTCACGTTGGAACGCAAGATAGTACGGGGCTCCGATATCGATGTTGGACCATTGGAGGAGCATGTAGTGCCTTCCAGTAATATACGTAGGGACGCCATTGTTGTAAAACCAAACACCGTTACGCCTGCGCTCAAACTCCTTCTCGATGTAACCAGAAAACTTTTTTCTAAACTCGGGAGGGTTCTCGAACCACTCATCCATACTTCTAACCATTTGCAATTCTTTGGGCATAGGAATGCGTCGCCACATCTGCATAGCCTTTGGCTGGTCATGGAAGAGTATTTCAGATCGCTTTGGTTTTTTCGGGAGGACAACAAGAAGCCCATGGAGTTCAATAGCTTCACCTTCCGAACCGTTAGGGTCGATCTTAATCCCTTTATCTTCGTATCCATCTACGTCTACAATCACTTTTCTTTCTCTTTATCGTAATCCGATAGGATAGACAGCGTGGTTTCAAGCTCTTCGATCGCACGTTCTTTTGAAGGGTCTCCTTGGTAAGAGTCGATAAAAGACTTGAGTGTTGCCTTTGCTTTGTCTGAATCCCCGCATCTAAAGATACATCTGGCGTAGATATCTGGGAACTTGTAGTCGTAAACGTCAACCTCAAGCTTGGCGTTAGAAATAGAAGGATTGATATATTGAGCGGCAAGCGTACCCAAAGCGAGGGCGTATGGATACCTGCCTCTCAGGTACAAGTATTGCATAGCCAAGTGGATAGGTTCAATCCTTGAGTAATCGGACTCCCATGCTCTCACGCAACTGTCGATACATTCTGGCTCTGGTCGCTTCATACCAATCTTCATCTTGGCAATCTCATACAGTGAGAGATACACCTCTTCATCATATCCCTTGTCTGGGAAAGAAGCTCTGCGCTCATAAGCATTGATAGCTTTCTTAAGCTCACCTGCAAGTTGATACGATTGCCCGAGGTAGAACATAGACCTGTAATTGTCTGGGCTGTTCTTTAGATCTCTGCTAAGTATCCTAGCGTCGTTCAGGTATTTGTCGCGCTCAGTCTTGTTCCTCTTTAGAGGTGAGGCTCTTGCGATGATGTGACCAAACTGAGGGATGTTCACCCTTAGCCCTGAGCTCACCGTACTGCCGTCAGTGTTAACTATGATCTCGTGAAGCACTCCCTTGAACTCCATGTCTGCATCGGACTTCATCATGCAAGCTCTACTGAACGTAATCCCTTCATCCTCAAATAGATAGTTCATGTGAATCAACTCGAACTTGTCGCTAAGGATGGAAAAAGGATCGCTTCCGTTCGGACAGAAATTGTCGTCGGCGTCCATGAACCAAATGAAATCAGCATGCTCTCTAGAAAGCTCAAGGGCGTAGTTCCTGTTGGTAGAGAAGTCTTTCCACTTATGCTCGTGCAGCTCCCCAGGAACTTCGTGCTTATCCATGATCTCTTGAATAAGTTCCTTCGTCTTGTCTGTCGATCCAGTATCGGATATAACCCAATAGTCAATGAAAGGGATTACACTTTCAAGGCATCGTTTAATGTCCTTCTCTTCGTTCTTGACGATCATAGAAAGACAGATTGTAGGCCTGCTCATCAGTAGCTTCTTCCGAGGCTATCCATTCGACCGAGCTTGG